TATGCCAGTTTTAATATTACCTTCTTGGTAAGACTGAATTATGCTATCTGTTGCATCAGAAAATATTTTGAAAGAAGAACTACCACTACCAAAAGAAATTTTTACATTATCATCAAAATCTAATTGTTTTTCACTAGCGTCAAACAATATGTTCATATTGGTTGTGCCAGAATTAAACTGAACATCACCGTCTGTATCTAGGCCACCATTTGCGTTTATTGTTGATGAAACAGCTAAAGTGCCTGTAACTGATGCACCAGAAGAACTTACAGCTAATTTTTGACTACCGCCTACTCTTAAATCGCAAGAACTATTATTAAAACTGGCATAAATATTATTAGGAAATCCTGTTTGCTTAAGTTGTATAGAAGAACCTCTTATTCCAAAGCCGTTAGTAGCAGTTGATGTAATCAGGTCATTACTATTACTGGTTTGAAGACTTAATCCACTACCTGTATTATCAGCCATTGTCCAGTTTTCGCCAACTCTTAAATATTTAACAGTTGTTTGGCCAGCTATAGTTCTTATTTCTTCATTACCATCAACTTCAGTTGACACATAGCCAGAACCGCTATCAACAACCTCAACACTGCTGTTTCCTTCTTCTATTTTATCTGTATCCACTGATGCGAAACTTAGTACCCCACTTCCATCAGTTTTCAAAAATTGTCCAGACGATCCATCAGCAGAAGGTAAAGTGAATTCAACAGTAGCAGAAAGAGTATCAACAGGCTTGAATTTTAAAAAGTTAGCTGTTGTTCTATCTCTGAACATTAACTTACTAACACCAGCAGATGTACCTTGTATTGTTGCTCCTTCTCCGTTAACTAAAACTCTTTGAACAGGTGTACTATTTTGATCGTATAAAGCAATAACTTGATTTGCTTCTGTAAAAGCAACATTTGTATAACTTAAATTGCCGTTTCCATCTGTTTTTAAAGCCTGACCATTAACTCCGTCAGTATTAGGAAGAGTAAGAGTAAAGCTTGCTGATAAACTACTTGGCCCTTGAAGAGAGACTTTATTTGTATTTCCAGAATCGCTATCAAACTCAATTGCATTATCAGATATGGAAACATTACCTGTAAACGATCCACCTGTAGTTGGCATTACTCCTGATATTTTGCTGGCACTTATAGCAGCATTAGAAGCGACTTTGGCATTTGTAATTACTCCATCATCAATAGTAAAAGTTGAACCAGAGTTACTTACAGTAATATCTCCTTTATCTCCGTCAGTTATTCCTCCTCCAGATATTTTAGCTACTGAATTGTCGTCTTTTTTAAGGAATAATTCACCTGTATCAGTTCTAATGGCTGGTTCGCCTACAACTAGATCACTAGCACTTGGATCGCTACCAGAACCTCTTTTTAGCTTGATTTCGTTAGCCATTGGCTATCACCTCCTAGATTTAGTATGAACCGCCATCTATGTTAAAGCTAGAGGCACTTTCGTCTTCTAAAAATGTAACCAGGTCAGACAATGCAACCTGTTTCATCGTTCCATTATCGTTGCAAACAAATCTGTCTGTTGCTGCAAGAGTTGTTGATGTTGCGGAAGTTGCACCATCCATTAAGTTTAATTCTGCGGTGGTTGAAGTGATACCATCTAAAACATTTAATTCTGTTGAGGTTGAAGTTACTCCGTCAAGAATGTTCAATTCAGCAGTAGTAACAGTAGCTCCATCTAAAATCTGCACTTCGGCCTCTGTTAAATCTGCCAAAGCATTTGCAGTTGTTTGAGCCATTGTCGCAAGCTCTGTAAGCTTATCTGAATGTGGTTCGACATCCGTTCCAATTGTTAACCCAAGACTAGCTCTAGCTGTAGCTCCAGCTTCCATAATGAAGTTAGATCCATTACCTACAATAATGTGACTATCTGCTGGAGTTAAACCAGCTATATCTTGAAGTTGTGGATCATAAGCCTGTACATCTGATCCAATCGCAAGACCTAATGCTGTTCTAGCTGCACTTGCAGTTGTAGCACCCGTTCCACCATCACCAATACCAAGTGTTCCTGTTATAGAACTAGCAGCAAGATCAACAGCAATTTCAGCAGATTCAATAACAAGTCCACCATTTGCTTTTAAATCAACTGATATTGTATTACCTGTTTTTTGTAGACCATCTGCTGTAGTAATTTGACCAGCACCAGAAAACTGCGAGAAAACCAAATTATTTGTCCCTACAACGGCACTGCCCTTGTTACTCGTACAAACAAAACCATTTTCTGCATTTATTGTGCCTTGTTCTACAAAAACAAAAGCACCAGCAGCATCAGCACCAGCAGCTAAATCATCAACTCTAGTAGGTGCTCCAGAAGCATTGACTTTATAAATACCATTTTCTGTTGCAGTATTTTGGTCTTTGATAAGTATTCTGTCGTTAGTTGACAATGAAACACCATCAATAGTTTGACCATTTGCAAAAGCAGAAGCTAACGTACCATTCCCAGTAGTTGTAGCGACCACGGAATCTTTTACATCTAATCCCTGTGCGACTCCATCTACATAACCTTTATTTGCAGCATCAGCATCAGCCGTGGGGTCTGCTAAATTTGTTATTTTTTGACTATTTAAAGATACAGCAGCAGCAGGGGCAGCCATTTCTGCAAGTGTATTGGTACGAACTCCAGTATCGAAATCACTTATCTTGGTATGAGCTAACGAAGGAATATCATCACTTACTAATGCTCTAAATGTAGGTGCAGCAGCACTTCCTGACCCTGGACCAGCTAATACGATATTTGCGTTTCTAGTTGTTGCTTTATCAAAAAATGCTCCCTTACCGCCAATAGGTTCGATAGAGGTAGCAGATCCTCCTGCTCCTCCAGTTCCTTTACCAATAACTAATACTTCATCACCTTCTCTAAAAGCTATTTCAGCATTTTCAAGAGAAGTTGGGTTACTCGATCCAGTGGATCTTTTAATTCTAATTGTATTAGCCATCAGAAATTACCTCCGTCTACGAGTGTTAGTTTAGTAGTTGTAGCATCTGCTTTAAATGTACCACTTGTTGAATCAAAATACACTACTGAATCATTGACTTTAGCTGAGTCATCTAAAACAGCACCAGATGTTGCAAATTGTGGACCTTGTGGGCCCTGAGTTGTTAGTTCAACTGTTACTACATCAGAAACTTGACTGACAGTAACTCTATTAGGACTACTCATGCTGTGTAACCTTCACTTATAAATAGTTTACCCTCTAAATAATAGTTTTTGTTACCCCCTGGTTCTGTTAACAATACGTCATAAAACAAAATACTTGGCGTGAAAGTCGCAGTATCAGTGTCAGATAACGAAATATCTACAATCCCTCCTGTTCTATTGGTGTACGCAACTGTCCAATCTGCATATTTTGTGGATCGTGACTCGTCATAAACCTGTGCAGCTACAGTGTATCCAGTTAAATTTATAGCCGATCCAGTAGAATCTTTAAATGTCAGCCTAATCGGAAAGTCTGCTCTCCTGTCAACAGTAAAGTTCTTTTTACCTGGAATAATTGCCATATTTAACTAGATTTTGGATATTTGTCTTTTATATCTTTAATTGTGTTATAAAAAGTTGCGAATTTAGTTTTTAATTCTGTATCAGCATCTATAGCGTGCCATATCATATCCAACTGTTCGCCAAAATACGGGTAGTTATTTCTTCTGGGTTCTGCATAATCTTCTATAGCTTGCAATCTAGCTACTTCAGCAGTTATTTCCTCTTCTGTTGGTTGAGTAATGTCTTTTGAGTGCCAATCTATGTCTGTATCATTAACCATTACAAATTCTGCATCTGGTAACAACGTTGCAAGGGCTAAAGCTCTAGTAATAATCATGGTGTCATCTCCTGTGCAATAATAATACAACCATGTGAAGAGTTGCTTGGTATGTAATTGAAATGTGCCTGTTGCGTTCCATTAGAAACTCTATATCTTGATCCTTGTAATTTATACGTAATTTGCGATGTGGTACTTGGAGTATCTAAAAATTGAAAGAAAGAAGAATAAGAAAGGTTTATCGCAGCGTTTACTGAGTGCCAGTGAAATTCATTGTTGTTCCAAATAGCGGTAGAGCCTCTCATTAGTCTTACTCCTAAAGAAGTAGAGTTCGTTGCATAACATTGTGTAGCTAAAGTACAACTAATCAAAACTTTATTGCTACTACTCGTTGGGGTAATATTTACCGTTACATCTGTATCCACATAAGTTTGGCTAGTGAAACTATATGAAGTCTTACTATTAGCAGTTACCGTCTGAACAAGTTTGGATGCACCAGCAGCAGACGTTTGGCTTGTACCATCACCGAAAAAAACCGTCATTGTGATACCTCTTGCAACATAAATTTAAATTTTTTACCTGTTTTGTGGTTAATCAAGAAAAGGTCATCATGTCCTTCTTGTATAGTATAGCTTCCCCAAGTTCCGTCAACGTCATTCTTATGGCCTTCATTAGATAAGCTTAAATCATTGACATACAAATTAGCCCATCTTTTGCTAGTCGAACCCAAATCAAACGTATTCGTTGTTGAAGGAAGTAAAGAGCGTAAAGTCGTAATATTCTGTGCTCCTAATTGAGTCAATAAAGAAGTCGAGGTAAGTAAGGTTCCTGATTCATCAGGTAATGTAATAGTTCTATTTGCTGTTGTAGTTCCAGCTTTCATTGCTACATAATGACTATTATCGTTATCGCCAAATCTAATTTCATTTTGTGATCTTAAAGTTATTCCATCTGCACTAAAAATCATCTGTTCAGTTCCACTGGAACTAAAGCCCATTACGTTAGCAGAATTTCTAAATAATCCTAAATCTGTATCTGTGTCAAAACTAAAAGCTGGAGCAGCAGCAGTCGAACCATCATGCCCTAATAGAGCACCTGTCATAGTGCCTCCTGTTGCTGGTAATAGACCTAAATTTGCAGTATTAATATTACCTATTTCAGTGAATCCATTGTTAGCACTATTTCTGATTTTTAAAATGTTTGTAGTGGTATTTAAAAAAGGCATACCAGCCACGCACTGACTTTGTGCTAAATCTGTTGATTTAGAATTACTTGATTGGATCGCAGCAAAAACATTATTAAGGTCAATTCTTACGTTCGCTCCAGAAGCATTTTCAATTGTGTAGTTTGTAACGTCAGCCACAGTTAAATACTATTTTCCTCCATGTTACCCTCCTTTGCCGAAACCAACAGCACTGTAGGTAAAGTTCCTATTAATACTAGCATTACTTGAGTTTTTGAAGTGAACTGTAAAGCCTGTTCCTGACACATTCGTTATCTCATAGAAATCACCTGTTGCCATATTTTGTGGAGATACACTTACTGCTGGTAAAAAGCTATTTAGATTACCCAAACCAGAGGTTCCCACAAAGAAAGGACTTGTAAAAGTAACATCTTTAGCTGCACTACCTGATGCTATAACAGATGACTGTTCAGTTCTTGATGGCATAGTTGCAGTGTACCCTGCTTGTTGTAAATTCATGTTTTGTGCAACATCAGAACTTTCTAAAGTAATCCTAAATTGAAAACCTCTGCCCTTAAATGTTCCATTAGCAAAATCGTTAAATGCTGAATAAGAACTCATGTCAGTAGAGGTACGAACAGCTATTTTTGCATTAGCTTCATTCGCAACCGTTCCATCAAAATCTGTCCAAGTATCTATCAAATCTGTTCTGTTATCAAACTCATCTCCCACATAAAAACCAATACCTTGAAAATGCCTTTTTAAGACAAGTGAGAATGTACCACCAAGATCAAGTGTTTCTACAAAGTCATAAGTACCAGTAGCATTTGTTGTTGGATTTATAAGTTTCAAACCTCCAAGAGTTGAATCATAGACAACATTAGACTTTGTGCCGTTATAAGGAGTGCTATCTGTATCTTCTCGATCAGTTTTAACTACTATAGAATCCAATACTTCAACAGTAGATAAACTTATACTGGCTGCATTAGTACTGAATCTACCGCCATCATCTTGAAATTTAAGAAGATAAGTTCCCTGTAAAGCTGGAGCTATAACTTCTGTAGCACTTCCAGCAACCGCTTCAATAATGTCTTGAGCAGCTTGGAATGAGGCAGCCCCTCCCGTTTGATTGGTGTGCCTTACATAAACTCGACCTCCATGTAAAACATCAATAGCAACAGACTGCTTAAATCTTAATCTTACAAATTGTTCATTAACTGGCTCAATAGTTAAATTAGTGACATCCTCTGGCACGGTTGACTTACCTACTGCATCAAACTCAAATGTTGTAGGTGATGCAGATAACTCTAACGCTGCGTTATAAGAGAACACTTGAAAAGTGTAATGTCCTACGGGTGCATCTAATAGTTCAAAATCTGAACTGAATACAACTTGAGATACAAAATTACCTTCCTCAAATTTATAATTTAATAGATATTGAGTAACGCCATCTACAGGCTGCCAATCTACAATTAATTTACTTCTTGCCATGTTATTTATTACTACTAACTGCTCGCTTACAGTTAAGCTAGAAGGAGATTCTGCTGGCTTGTTAAGTAAAGATACTGTTCTAGTCTGTAAAGGAGCATTATCATCTATAACTCCATATTTACTTTCGTTATAAGTTAAAGCTGTTATTCCGTAATTTATACGATCTTGCTCTTTTACTTCAATAACTCTAAATAACTGAGTCTGTAAAGAATTACTTGATATTACATAAGGAGAATTTGCTTGTGGTGCGGATGAAAATGCAGATTGTGTAACTGTTTCACCTTGATCGTTTACTTTAGTAACGCTATTTACTGTAAGAACTGCTCCGCTAATATTTGATATTGAACCTACTTCTACCGTTCCATCGTTTAGGATCACGCTTATTGTTGGGGTGTCTCCTAAAGCGGGTAAATTAGTCTGAGCCAAAGCATCTATTGTAATTGCTGTAGTAGTTGCAGATACTACTCTTCCTCCTCTTCTAGCTCCTGATCTAACTGGATCGTTTACTTCAATTACAGAACCAGGTCTTACAACAATTCCAGCATCTATTGAAGTAGTAAAACTAACAACTTCACTTTCATTCTGCTCACCAAATAAAATTGCTCTTCCTAATCTTGCAGCTTGTCCACGAGAAGTACACGCAAAAGCTTTTACTTGTTTAACAATCGTTCCAAGTTTTGCTATAGCTGTTGCATCTTCTACTACTTCAAAATCAACTTCTTTAGAGTCCATATTGAAATAACTAACGGAAACAACTGAATGACGTTGTTTTAAGCTACTGCCTGAATAACTGAAACCACCTTCTCCTACATTGGCTAAATTAAACACATAACTTGGACTTAATGGTTTATCTTGAGATATGGTTACGCTTCCAGCAGACCAAATCGGCATACATCTCATCACACTTGATAACTCATTTATTGCGTCAAATGCTTCTTTAGGGCTTTGAATATTTACATTGCAACTGAACCTAGCTTCTTGTGTTCCTGCTCCTGATTTATCATCTACTAATTCATTAGAATATTTACTTGCAGCAACAAAACTAAATAAATCTAAATTACTATCTATTATATGATTTCCTAACCCATATCTAGTGTTTGTAAGAAGATCCAGTAAACACATTGCAGGACAGTTTGTATAGACAGCAGCACCCATAACCCCATTGAATATGTATCCACTGGGATACACTATTCTTCCAGTAGCATTATCAACTGTTGGTGTGCCAGAATTATTAGCCCCTGCTCCTGGAATCCTTACTTTTATTCCTCTGATTCTATACTTTCTTGTAGGAATACGATTAAATTGTTTACTGTCTAAACGAAGGGCTGTATAAGCACTATTAGGATAATTACTCTCGTTATCAATAACTTCTTGAAAACTTGTAAACTGGAAAGCATTTACTGTTGTTGAACTAGAACTATCAGCAGTAATTCTAATTACTCTTATGTCTACAGTAGTAAAGCTTTCGTTTAATTGTATTCTGTGATCTCTAGCATAAGCATCTGCTGTTCTTCCACTTACAAAGGAAGTGATTTTATCTACAAATCCTCCCGAATCATGTTGTAATTGAATTTTATAGTCAACTCTATCACCTCTAATATCTCCGTCATCTTCAAATATCTGAATCTGGGGCCACGTTAAAGTAACTATTACAGCATCAACATCTGTGTTGGTTATTTGTCTTGTTACCGCACCAATCAATCCTCCACTGTCAGTTCCATCGCTATTTTCAACAACCACTTGAACTCCAGTTGGTGCTCTACTTTCATCTATGTCTGGGATACCCGTCATTGCCGTTTGGCTTGCCGTTCCAAATTTAGATTTAAAGGTTACATCTTGAAAATTAAACTCGGTGTCTGATGGATTACTACTATCTGCTGTAGCGTTAAGAATTGGAGTGTCATCAAGAAAGACATCTTTTAAACTTGCGTTGTTATAAGCTGTAGTTCCTTTAGTAAGTCCTTCTTTTGATGCAGTTGCAAAGCCTTCTATTTCTCCTTCAGAAATTAAGTCTTGGATGGTAGCAAAACTTCTACTATGTAAAGAATCTGGAGCACGATACGGAGGGGGAGGACTTTCATTTCCCCCACCACCACCTGAACCTCTAATAATTTTAGTATTTTCAGTCATGCCTCGATTTGATTAGTGTCTATGGCTGCACTTATTACAACACTTCCTGTAAAAATTTCACCATAAACTATAGGAACAGGAGTTCCTGCTCTTGATGTATTTTGAACCCCACTAAAACTAAAAGATAATCTAGGATCTTCTTCTGTTGAAAATGATTGCTGTTGGGGCAAGGGGAATAACATATCAGATACTCCAGATAAAACTAAAGCGATACCAATATTTCCACCTAAAGCTGCTAAACTAAATCCTCCTCCTACTGCTGTAGAACCAAAACCTACGGCCCCTCCTGCTCCAAATCCTGCCCCTGGTAATGCTATAGCAACACCTATTAATGCAGCACCTAATAATACCTTTCCGATTCCTTTTCCTGATCCGCTTATTACAGGTATAAAATGAATATCTTGCTGTCCGATAGGATAGTTTATTTCATCTTTGTCTATATCATAATTACCCACTTTTACTTGGTAATATCTAGGACTCATATAAGCTTCAACCTCTGGAAAATTGTGTATTAAAAAACTTACAGCTTTAGATAATGTATCTACTTTAACTTCAAATTCTTTATGGCCTACAAACTCGGCTAATTGTCCGTATAACTTTA